GCTCCATCTTGGTACAGATGTAAGCCAAGCGTGCCGGCCGCCGAGATGGTCTCGGTCGCTTGCGCGAACACCTGGTAGATGCCTGCCGGTAGGGTGATGGTGCCTGAGGAGTTGGTCGCGGCTAGCGTGTTGTCCACCTCCTCATCAATTGGAATGATCGCCAGGCTGGCCAGGCCCGCCGCGTTTGCTGACAGGTTGTACTGGGCCATGGACACTGGTGAGCCTCCACCTCCATCGAGGTTCGGCAAGCGGACGAGGAACTTGTACCTCACTCTCAGCTCACCGATCTCGGTCGCGTTGGTGCAGCCCGACGTGACAAACCATAGGTTGCCTCCGTCGAACAGTCGGATGTCGCTGTGCCCCCCGACAGCTCCAGTACGTACGTACTTGGCGTCGGCCCTGTTGAGGATTTTGGGTTCGAGTCTCAGCGAGATCTCGGGTGTGCTGGGCATTCCCATTGCACAGTGCAGCACCTCTGCTTCCTGAAGTGTTGCTGGGGCGTCGTTGGGTGCGGAGTAGTCGCAAGCGACCACAACGCGCCCAACTGAGCCTTGCGCCGCGTATTCTGATACGGTGCGGCGAAAGTAGAACTCAACGTACTGGGCTTTCCACTCGGTCCATCTGCGTGCTTCTGGTGCACCTATGGGAAACGAGGCGGCTAGGCCCGGGTTGATCGCAAACTTGGTTGCTGCGAGGGCCACAGATCCGTTGACTGCTGTGACCAGTTCATCTTTCTCGATGACGGACCAGGCAGTCTGACGGTTTTGTGACACGTCACTGCCTGTTCCAAAGTTCTTCCGCTGGTTGCTTTGGCGCTGCTTCTTGCGGGGTGGGCCTTGGCTGTTGCCGTTGGCCCCGCGCTTGCGCTTGCGGGATTGGTTGCGGTTGTTGCTCATATGTTTCAGTATGATTTTCCCCCCTCCTTGTATGGATGGAATTCGCCAGCGGATGCGATCCGCACAACTGCCGCAACCCACTCATTTTGGTACAGGGGAGTGGTGGGGAACCCTGGGATGTTTGGGTACAGGTTTCCAGCCCTGTGTGTTTATAACGGTCCACACGACCGTTTACCAGTATTTCATGTCCTCAGCCCCTGGTTGGGCCTACTAGTACCACCTTAGATGATAGTTAGTCCGTGCTTGCGTGCAACTTTCTTGCGGAGTTGTTTCCACTGGTTGAGGCGCTCAGTGTATGCTCCAGGTTGCTCGTCGTCCTTCTTCACAGGAGGCGACCATTGGCACGGGCAGGTGTAGGCGACACCCGACTTGTTCTTCCGCTGCTTGTGAGTGCAAGGTGCGGGGGCTGGGGTTCCAGCCGCCTTGGGCTTAGGTTTAGCCTTGAGGCCATTCTTGCCCACAATAGGTACAAGTTTGGCCGCTTCCGCAATTTCGGGGAAGCACGCGGGGTCCATGAGCTCGTCCTCACTGAGCTTCCACGTTCCGAGATCATCTTGGCTCGACATCTCCTCCTTTCCTTTGTCCTTGGAGACAGGGTCCACAATGTGCAACTGGTGTCCAATCACACTTGTTTGCTTGGCCACTGGGGCCGTGGTTGCAGCTGCGGTGCAAAGTGGGGCTTGCAGCAGTAGCCCAGGGTTCCCTGTTGACAGGGCTGTGTTGATCCAGTCCCGGAACCTGTCGTGATCAAAATCGGGGATGCTCTTGTCGAACACGTCGATCATCCAGCCTGAGTCCTCATTGGGCCAGTTTGTATCACGAGAAAACTTTCCGTACCACGGGGTTAGTTTCCCTTCCACTCGCTCTCCAAGGAGCTCGTGGGCTGCACGCACTATTTGGCCTACGACAGGGGAATTGGCATCCATTCTGTAGTATCCCGAACAACGCTCGGCGAAGCGGTCCATCGTCTTCACTAGATGTGCAGGTCCGACCCACAATTTCGATAGTAGGCGGGACGGGTTTGCCATGGATGAAGGGTCTCCATTCCAAACATCGGGCCCGAACCTTCGGTTCAGGAATTCAACCCCGAAGTCTCCA